CAGGCGGCGCCGGACCCGACTCGTCCCGCCTGCCTATCGACGTCGAGGCGTTCGACGCCGCCCGGCGTCTGGCCGCCGGTATCGCGGGCGCCGGCGGTCTGCGGGACATCCCGCAGCGCTACGACCAGTTGGCCGCCGCCGGCCACGCCGCGGACGCCCGCACCCTGGCAGGCAAGGTCGCCGCCTGGCGGTCGAGCGCCCGCCGCATTATCGGGCTGTCCGTCGCGGACCGCCCGCTAGGCCAGTTCTGCCCGCGGCACGACGACCCGCTGGTCGAGCTGATCGCACCCGGCGACCAGGGCGAACTAGTCGACCGCCTCGTCGACCACCGGGACATGTGGGTCTGGTCCCGCGCAGTCGAGTGGATCCGCGCCGCCTGTGTCACCTGCCCGCAGTGCGGTGAGGTCTGGACGCCCGGACCCAGCTACCTACGCCTGACGCGCCAGCTGGCCGCCGCCGACCAGCGCCGCCTGGCCGCACTCGCGGATCAGGACGAACCTGCCCAAGCGGACGCCGCGTAAATGATCAAACAGCGACAAATCCCGCGAGGGACACTGGTACGAACGGACGTCGCCGCACTGGCCCTAGGGATCAGCGAGGCAGGCGTCCGTCAGCTCGCCCGGCGGGGTCGCCTGACCCGCTACGGCACGCCGCAGCGCGCCCAGTACGACCTGGCCGAGCTGATCGAGCGACAGGCGCTCGAAACCGACGGAGAGGAAACACCAGGTGATCCACGCGACCGCTGAACGCTTCACAGGCCGCGCGCTACTCCATACGCAAGACCCGTACGCCCCCAACGCAGTCCGCGACGTCCTCGTCGACGTCGAGCTGGCCATAGACCGCACCGGTGCCCTGTGGACCTGGGGTGGCACCATCCGAGGTCGCTCGACGCACATCGCCCGCCTGCTGGGCCGCATTCTCGTCGTCGAGCTCGACGCCAAGGTCCAAGGTCACGATGACGACCAGGTGCGCGCCTGCTCCCACGCCCTGCTGACCAGCGTCGAGTTCGAGAGCGCCGAGGGCGCGCGCGAAATCGTCTTTGGTGCCTACCTCGACCGCGGCGTCGAAATCCCCACAGGCAGGGCCACAGCCCAGCTGGCCGGCATCGGGGCCGCCCCGTTCGACGCCCTGGGCGCCTGGCCCGTTGCCAGCCAGCCCTGTTCAGCCCAGCGAATCGAGGACGCCGCATGACAGCCCAGCCGATCGAACCAGCGGTCGCCCTGGCCCGCGACGGGCACCCCGACCCCTGCGATCAACCCAGCGCCAACCACCGGCACAACTGCCAGGAATGCGGCGCCTCGATGCTGTTCAACGCCCTCGAATGCTTCGGCATCGTCGGGCGCCCCACCTGCCCAGCACCATGCGGCGGGACAAACTGGGGCGTGTCGGTTATGGCGCCTGCGTAACGATGTGTCACGCTAACCCAGGGGCAGAGCTGTCTACGGGGCCCATTGCGGCGCCACAGTCGCGACAGGGCGAACAGGCAAGCCAGTAGGTACCCGAACGGAACGGCCCAGGACGGGAGCCCTGGGCCGTTCCCCATATCCGCGGCTGCAGCGCCCTGGCTAACAGCCCTGCAGTTGTGTAGCGCCCAGGCCGGCCGGTCGACTGCCAGGCGACCCGCATCACGGGCTGTAGGTCGCCAACGGTACGGCCAGCCTGGGCCATCAAGCAGGGGGCGCCCATGGCCGCGCACGCCAGCCACAGGGGTGGACGCCCGCTAGCCAGAGCCAAGCGCCAGATGTTCGCCACCTACGGCGACACCTGCCACCTGTGCGGCCACGCCGGCGGCTACGAGGCGGACCACCTGACGCCCCTCGCTGTATGGCCAGACCAGCCAGTCGACCACCGCCTGATGCGCCCCGCGCACGGCAGCAACTACCCCTGCCCGCAGTGCGTCTGGCAGGGCAAGCCAGGCAAGCCCTGCAACCAGGTACGCGGCGTGCAAGCGCTCGACCAGGCGTTCGTACCGCGGCACGACTGGTAAGGGGGTCGACGTCATGGCCATGGGCAGAGACTGCGCAGCCCACACGCACAGCGAAGACGTACCGCTAGAGGTTCATCACATCTGGCCCAAAGGTGACGGCGGGCCAGACATCAAGACCAACAGGATCAGCGTCTGCGCCAACGCGCATGGCGCCGTTCACAGCCTCATCGACAGAGCCCGCAAGCTGGGCAGCGTCGAGGCAGTGCCATGGGCCATCCGGCGCCGATACGGCGTGCGAGTCCGCGCCCTGGCGACTGCAGGCTGGGCCGCAATGCGTGACCAGCGCGTGACAAGCCCAGATTTTTAGAGCCAGCCAGCCGGACGACCCCGCGCCCAGTCGTCCGTTTCTCTCCCCGCGGGCTGTCGGGCGTCATGAGTGGGGGCGTGATGGGTGACCGGACGGGCGCGGAACGCCAGCGCCGTGCGAGGGCGCACAAAAGCGGAGATCACAGCCTGTGTAGCCGTGATCGTTGCGAGGCGCTGGGCGGTTCGCCGCGGCCTGCAGCGTCACGTCACGCCGTCACACGCGATCCCGTGACGCCGGACGGTCTGGCCAGCGCTGGCCGCGCCCTGTGGTCGGGGATGTCGCCGGCGGGCTGGCCCGCGGATCAGCTGGCGCTGTTGCTGCAGGCGTGCCGGCTGGCGGACCGCCTCGACCAGCTGGACATGCTGGCGCGGGGCGACGCGGCGAGCTGGGCGCGGATCGTCGAGCGTGACGTGATGCGCGACGGCGACCTAGAACTAGTGATCGACAAAGCGCTGTCGGAGGAACGCCAGCAGGCGCTGGCGCTGAAACAGTTGCTGGCCGAGTTGCGGACCGCCCGCGGCGCGGCGCCCGGCAAGCCTGCCGGCCAGCCGGGTACGCCGACAGCGAACGGGGGCGCCGCCGATGACGACGACGTCGACCAGCTCGCCCGGCGCCGGGCGGCGCGGATCGCAAACGCCGCGGGTCGCTAACTTCCCGCCGTACGCATACAGCGCCGCCGACGAGGTCATTGATCTCTATGAGCGCTACGCGAAGCCTCTCGACCCGTGGCAAAAGTACGTCCTGACGCATGGCCTGGGCGTGACCAGCGAGCACGAGTGGGCGGCGTTCAAGGTCGCGTGCTGGGTGCCTCGCCAGAACGGCAAGGGCGGCGTTATTGAGGCACTGGAATTGGCCTGGCTGTTCCTGCCCGGCATGCAACAGGATCTCGTGACGCATTCGGCGCACAAGTATCAGACCGCCCAGGAGGCGTTCCGCCGCCTTAAGGCGATCGTCGAGTCGTCGCCGGCCCTGATGCGGCGGGTCAAGTCGATCCGCGAGGCGAACGGCGAACAGGGTATCGAGCTGAAAACGGGCCAGCGCCTCGCGTTCATGGCCCGCACGAGGACGGGCGGGCGCGGCCTGTCGGCGCCGAAAGTGATTCTTGACGAGGCGCAGGAATTGGACGGCGACATGATGGCGTCGGCCCTGCCGACCATGAGCGCCCAGCCCAACCCTCAGGTCTGGTTCTTCGGCACGCCGCCGGACCGTTCGGACGCTTGGGCGTACAACCTGAAAGAGGACGGCGAGGCGGGCGCTGACGACCTGGCCTGGTTCGACTGGGCCGATGACATCGACCTGGCCGCCGTCGACCCTGCAGAGCTGGCCCGGCTGGTTCTCGACATTGAGCGCGCCTACCGGGCGAATCCGGCCATGGGCGACCGCGCCCTGGGTGGCCGCATTTCGGAGTCGTTCGTCCGGTCCGAGATCAAGCCGTCCGGCCTGGGCGACCGCTACGTCTACGAGCGCCTGGGCGTTTGGCGCCCGCGGGCCAAGGGCGGCGCCGGCGTCATCACGGATCAGCAGTGGATCGACCAGGCGGACGCCGCGGCGGCCCGCCCTGCCGACGTCGCCCTGGCCGTGGACATCAACCCGCGGCGGACGCACAGCTCGATCTTGGCTGTCGGCCCACGGGCCGGCGGGCATCAGGTGATGGTCGTCGCGTACGAGCCTGGGACGCACTGGGTTGTTGAGCGCCTGGCCCAGCTGAAAGATCGCTGGGATCCTGTGGCCATCGGCCTCGACGTCAAGGGCCCTGTCGGGTCGCTGATGCTCGAGCTGGCCGACAGGGGTATGCGCGTACCGGACGATCCCGAAAAGCCGCGTCGCGGCGACCTGGCGGTCCCGACGGCGGGCCAGGTCGCGGCGGCCTATGGCCTGTTCGTCGACGGGATCCGTCAGCGGACCGTCTGGCACAGCGACGACGCCCCGCTGAACCTCGCGCTGGCTGGCGCGTCGACCCGCTCGCTTGCGGGCGGGACCGCCTGGGCCGCCGGCGGCGACGCCGATATCGCCCCGCTGGTCGCCTCGAATCTGGCCCTGTGGGCGTACGTCACCCGCGCCCCGCTGGTCACGTCCGGCACGTACGACCTACTGCAATCCGTTTGGTGAGAGGGGCGACCATGCGTCACCGCGAGCTGATCACGTCGGCCCTCGACGCCCTGGCGTTGCTGTTGCTGGCCGCCGGCATGGGCGTCTGGGCGGGCGAGTTGCTGGGCCCGGCTATGGGCCTGGTCGCGGCGGGCCTGTTCCTCGTCCTCGCTTCCGCCCTGGTCGCCCGAGTCAACCGCCCTGGGGGTCGGACGTGAGCCTGTTCCGCGGCCTGCTGAGTAAGCGCCTGACCGCCCAGACCGCCCCTCTGATCCCGTCGCCCGGCCAGGGCGCCGGCACGCTCGCCGGGTCCGTCCGCGTCAACCAGGACACTGCGCTGCGCAACAGCGCGGTCTGGGCGGCCCTGCGGATCCGCGCTGACCTGATCTCGACCATGCCCGTTGACGTATATCGCCTCGTCGACGGCGTCCGCGTGAACGTCAAGCCGCCGCCCGTCCTGGTGAACCCTGGCGGCGAGCGGGTCGGGATCGAGGAATGGCTCTACTCGACGCAATTCGATCTTGACCGCGCCGGTAACGCGTTCGGCCTGGTCACGGAGCGGGACGCCCTGGGCCTGCCGGCCCGCATCGACCTGTTGCCACTGGGTGACGTCACGGTTCGGTCGCGGGGCGGGACGATCGACTATCTGATCGGCGGCAAGGCGACGCCGGCCAGCGAGGTCTGGCACGAAAAGCAGTACACCGTGTCGGGCCTGGCGGTCGGGCTGTCGCCCGTCGCTAACGCCGCCTTCACGCTGGGCGCTTATCAATCGGCGCTGCAATTCGCGATTGAGTGGTTCAGCAATTCGGCCATGCCCGCATTCGAGCTGAAGAATAAAGAGCAGACGGTCCCGCAAGAGGTCGCGGATATCGTCAAGATGCGGGCGGAAGCGGCCATGACGCCGGGCGGCGTGTTCGTGCATGGCAACGACTGGGAGTTGAAACCCGTCCAGTCGATGACCGCCCAGTCGGCGTACCTCGACATGATGCGTGACGGCGTGCCGGACATCGCTCGATACTTCGGCGTCCCTGCCGATCTGATCGACGGCGCGGTCAGCGGGTCGGGCGTGACGTACGCCAACATCGGCCAGCGCAACACCCAGTTTCTGATCATGCACCTGGGCCCGGCGGTCCGCCGCCGAGAGACGGCGCTGTCCGGCCTGACCGCTAAGCCGCGGTTCGTCAAGCTGAACCGCTCCGGCCTGCTGGCCATGGACCCGGCGACCCGCGCGACGACGCTGGGCGCCCAGATCAAGAGTTTTCAACTGGCGCCCGACGAGGCGCGGGCGATCGAGGATCGCGCGCCGCTGACCGCCCAGCAATGGGCCGACTTGGAACGCGTCAACGGCGCAGCCCGCACAACACCCACGGAGGCCAAGGCATGACCGCGACGACACGCTTGGCCGCCGCGGCGGCCCGCGCCCAGGGCGTCCGCCAGCGGGCGGACCGCCCATCACAGCGCCGCTCTGCACAGGGCGCCGGATCCCTCGCGGTCGCCCGCGCCCAGCTGGTCGGCGTTCAGGTGCGTGCGACGGGCAGCGCCGGCGGCCTGACGTTCGAGGGCCACGCCTGCGTGACCGAGCGGGCCTATGAAATGTGGGACGGCTGGGGTCCGTACAACGAGGTCGTTTCGGCTGGCGCGTTCGACTCGTCGCTGGCCCGCGCCGATCTCGACGTCCCGCTGGTCCTGGGGCACGACCAGTTGCGGCGGATTGCCCGCACGACGAACGGCACGCTGGCGCTGTCGATCGACGATGACGGGCTACTGGTCGTCGCCCAGCTCGACGAGTCCGACGTCGACGTTCAATACATCGCGCCGAAACTGCGGTCCGGCCTGATTGACGAAATGTCGTTCGCGTTCCGCATCACCCGCGGGACCTGGTCGCCGGACTACACCGAGTACCGGATCGACGAGGCCGAGATCCACCGCGGCGACGTCGCGATCGTCGGGTACGGCGCCAACCCTGGCACCGACGGCGGCCTGCGGGGCGGGTCGCCGGCGGACCACAGCCGCGCCCGTGCGTTGCTCGAACTGGCGATCGCCACCGGCGGTCGCTGATAGCTGCCACCACGTAACTCTCCCGCTTCTTCCTAACTTCTTCCTAACCGAGGAGCACCATGTCTGACCCGATGCTGACTGCCGCCGGCGAAGCGATCGAGGAGGTGGCCATCCAGCGGATCGGCCGGGACCTCGGGACCGTTCACCGCGACGAGATCGTCAGCGCGGGGGTCGCCGCGGCGCTGCGGGTCATGGCCGACGAGATCGACCGGGGCCCGTCGTTCCCGCTGCCGCCGAGCATCATCTCGACGCTGGTCCGCGAGCGGGCCGACAGGCTGGACGGAGCAAGTACGTCAGCGTAACGCCCCCTTATTTAGCTACCCGCCGGCCCGATGGCCGCGCGGGTTTCCTCCGTGCCTGCGCGCGCGAGTCCTGCCGGCGATGCGTCCTCGGCTGGCCGCCTGACCTGGGTCCGGGCGTCAATCCCGCACAACCCGAGAGGACACGAGCCATGACGCTCGAACAGCTGATCGCCGCGGCCCGCGAGGCGCTGAACGCCGCGATCGCCACCCGCGCCGCCCGCCAGGCCGACCTGATGGCGCTGCGCTCCGACACCACGAACCTGACCGAGGACGCCGTCCGCCAGCGGACCCAGGCGCGCGACGACGCCGACGCCGCCGTCACGACCGCCCAGCGCGAGCTGGACCGGCTGGAAGGCGAGCTGGCCCGAGAGGCGGAGGTCGCGGCGTTGCAGGCGCGGACCACGCCGACCGGCGCGCAGACGCCGGCGGCCCGCATCACGAGCGAGCCTGAGGTCTACCGCAAGGGCGGGCGTACGTCCTACTTCCGCGACCTGTCGAACGCCAACCTGGTTCAGTCGCGCGATGCGATCGAGCGCCTGGTCCGCAACGACAAGATGATGGCCGACAACGCCGAGTACCGGGCGCTGTCCACCACGGACGGCGCGGGCGGCGACTTCGTCCCGCCGTTGTGGATGGTTCAGGACTTCATTGAGCTGGCGCGGCCCGGCCGCGTGGCTGCCGACCAGTTGCGCCCGCAGAATCTGCCGGGCGGGACGGACTCGATCAGTCTTCCGCGGCTGGCGACGGGTACCGCAACGGCGGCCCAGGCCAACCAGAACACCCAGATCCAGAGCACCGACGCGACGACGAACAGCGTCACGGCGGCGGTCGAAACGATCGCCGGCGAACAGGTCGTCGCCCAGCAGTTGCTCGACCAGTCGCCCGTCAACATGGACGACGTCCTCTTGGCGGACCTGGCCGCCGACTACGCGGTCAAGGCGGACCTGTTCGCCCTGACCAATAACGCCACCAACAAGGTGGGCCTGTTGAACGTCACTGGCGCCAACGCCGTGACGTACACGTCGGCCACGCCGACCGTCGGCGGCCTCTACGCGAAGCTGGCCGACGCAATCCAGCAGATCCACACCAACCGCCTGATGCCCGGTGACAAGATCCTGATGCACCCGCGGCGCTGGGCCTGGCACAACGCCGCACTCGACAGCGCGGGCCGCCCGCTTATGGGCCTGGGCGACGGCAGCCAGAACAGCCTGTCGACGTCCGAGGGCGTCATTAGCCAGGGCCGCGTCGGCGTGCTGCAGGGCCTGCCGGTCTACGTCGACCCGAACATCCCGACGACGCTGAACACGAACCAGGATCCCATCCTGGTGATCCGTTCGACGGACTCGATCTTCTACGAGTCGGCGCCCAAGTCGGAGGCGTTCCGCGAGACGCTGGCCCGCCAGCTGTCGGTCCTGCTGCGCTTCTACAGCTACGCAGCGATTCACGCGTCGCGCTACCCCAAGTCGGTCAGCGTCATCACCGGCACGGGCCTGGCGACGCCTGTCTTCTGATCCGCACCGTGACGGACCGCCTTGACGCTTAAGCGTCAGGGCGGTCCGTTGCCTGTCCTGGGGGCGCACCCATGCCAGAGCTGATTCCTGTTCGCAGCGTCCGTAACGGCGGCCTCGATCACATCGAGGTCCCGACCGCCGACGAGGCGCTGATAGCCGCCCTACTGCGCGAGCGGGACGGCTATCGCCAGTACAGCCGGCACGACGACGCCGCCCAGGTCGACGCCGAACTGGCCCGCCTGGGCTACGTCGAGCACACACCCGAACCAGTGAAGGGGGCCGACCATGGCCGAGATCGAGCAGACCGTCCACAGCGACAGCCCGCACGTCGCCGCCCAGCAGCAGGGGGCGAGTGACTGGCCCATCCCGGGCGACGAGGGCTACGTCCACCCGGACGGCACGCCGCAGGCCGCCGCGCAGCTGGCCGGCAACGTGCGGGCCGCAGCGGACCGCGCGGCGG